GTCCAAACTTGCCCTTCTCTTTCTCACAATGCAATTCAATGTCTTGACCTTTTACTAATTCTTTCAAACGAGCTTTCGCTTTTTTACCAAGCTCTTTTTCCACTAAATTCCTAGTGCGTGTCTCTGGACAATTTATACCAGCCAACCTTATCGTGGCTTTGTGCAAAATGCTAAAGCCTAAATCCAAAACACAACGAATTGTATCGCCATCAACAACTTGTACGCTACCCTTTTTAATCCTGTAGTCATACATCAGAACCAAACCCCATCTTCTAGAATTGACGTTGGTTGGATAGGAACAAAGAATATTGGAGTGCTATCTCCAACAAAAGCATCTAAATAATTGTAGTTAAAATACTCTTCTGCTTCCTCTTCGGACATATCGTTCATCAAAATCTCAATACACTTCTGACGATTATACACAACTGCCATCTTATTAAATTGCCAACCTAATCCAATAAAAGCATCATCGAACCCATCATAAAAGATAAGTTCTTCAAATCTATCGTCTTCGGCAAAACGCTCTTGTACAGTCTTCTGCATCAGGTAAGTATCCCTATCACTAGACCAAACCCAAACGATAGCACCACCAATAAAAATACCACTACCGCTGAGTGTTGATAACAGAATTTAGACAACCCCAACATCCCTAATCCAAACATTACGACTTGGCAGTTCCTCTAATATCATTAGCTAGAACCCAAAAGGCTTTGTTGAGCCTATTGCGTTCTGTACTATCTAACACACCATCAGACGTTGTGCTTTTAATCAGCTTGACCAGTTCCCATGCTGATTTCATTGCCTTACGATTCGTTACTACTTGAAAAATAAATCCCATGATTTTACTCCCCTATTGATTGTCGGCGTTTCCTCTTAGATTTAGAACGCACGTTGAGATAAGATTTGTTCTTATTAGAACCCTTATCCCAACACTTTAAACAAAACCCATCACCCAACTCAGCAATTTTAGAGCATCGTTTGCATTTGCCTTTTGTATCATCAGGCATTTCTACGGGTTTATTTAAATTTAAATCATCTCCCCTTTTTCGATATATTCTAGTACCCATAGATTAATCGAAATAGTCGGTGTTAATTAGTTCTTCCAATGATTGATATAGTTCAATCTCGACATTGTATTTAGGGATATTCAAATCTTCTAGGGCTTGTTCAGCAACAGCCTTATTGAAATATTCCCCATACACTTGAGTTTGCCATTCTACATCAGGTTGTCCACCGCCGTTAGTTATTACAACCGGGGTCTTTTTTACTATTCTATACATGTCCTATACCGTCCTATATAATTAGTAGACTAGCTAGAGATGAGAAGCCCCCACAGCACACTGTACCCTTCACCACTTCACTTACCCTAGTAGCCACACTTGCTTCTCATCTCAAGCTAGTCTACTACTGTAAACCGCATTTCCTTCCCTGTTAATTCCTTGACCTTATCCATGATTTCATAAACAGAAACAGAAGTGAACAACTTTGCTTTGTGTTTTGAAATTGCGTTGTAGCTGTAAACTAAAGACCATCCAAATAGACTCTTATATGCCCACATATCAATGTCATCATAACTGGAATACCAACCGTGATGATAGATAGTGAATGATATGATATGTGTCATTCGTAGGAATCTGCTACTACGAAATCCCTATCGAATTCTACAGGTTAGTTCGATTGTATTTATTTATCTTCCTGAGTTCGTAACCAATACCAATCAAAGCATTTAACATACCCATTTGATAAGCCTGTTCATCACTAAATTCATCAACAATTCCTAATTGTTTTCTAGCCTCTGCTAGATAATCAACATACGTATTGTTGGGGTGATTACCATTACCATTGCTATTACCATTGCTATTACCATTAGATTGATAATTACCGTTGGGACGAGATGCATTCCTTTGATTACCCATCAATCCTTGAACCATTTTCTACTACTCTCCTAATCCTAATTCTTCAGCATTGATATTTACTTTAAACCAATCAACATAACAATATCCACAAATCGGGCCAGAGTTATATTCAGGGTCATCTTCAACAGCTATAACTATTGGAGAATCAGTTACAAACGTATGACCTCTAGGACAAATGTACTTCTTCTTTTCCCCTGCTTCACTAGTTATGAAATCTATCATATTACCTTATATGAGGATAAACCCATCCTCAAATTTATATTGACCAGTTCTAATAGTAGGCCACCTATCATTTTGTGGCTCAAAGATTTTCCACGTACCATCAGAAAAAACTATCAGATTATATGCGTGACCACCTGAATAATCAATGACCAATCCAACAGAGTTCACCCCAAACTTTCGTGCTACCCTAGCCTTGAAATTGAAGGCAAAATTATCACAGTCATATTGTTCTGTAACGTATCGTTTTTCATCAGTCCAATCCCAATCAATTATCTTTTTCCAATCGGCTTCATTACATGTCCAAAACTTAGTGTCTAAAGCCTTAATTTCCATTTTAGCTGTATGGGGCATCTCCCCCGAATTTTTCCAACCTATCATAGTTGTGGATATAGAACTTCTAACTTCAAAACCAGTTTGTTCTTCATATTGTATATCAGGAAGTTTGAAAAAGTCAAGACAACCTTGAAGAGTATCAATTAAGTTCGCCATTTTTTCATCTCCCCTTGCAATTGCTCACTAAGAATAGTAGCTTGTTCCAACGTAGAATTTAATGCAGTAATTTCCTCTTGAAAGGAAGCCTTTTCGTTCTGAAGTGATTCTGCCCATTTAGAATCTCTAACTACCCAATCCTCAATCTCTTTCTTTAAGGACACATTTTCTAAAAAGGAATCGCTGACTTTCTTCTCAGCTTTAGTATGTTGAGATGTCACATATTCTAGTTTTCCTTGTAATCCCAGAATATCTTTCTCAAGAGTTGCTATTTCATATTTTGCTGACGTTAGAGTTTCATTCAACGTATCATTTTTCTTTCCTAACGATAAGATAGTTTTCTCTAGCGTTTTCAAACCTTGTTTATTATCTGGTTCAGGAGTAGCCGTAGATACTAATTTATACTTCCCCAGAAACCCCATTTTTACGATAAGCTGGATACCAAACAATAACCATTCTTGTATACGTTTCACGATTTTTTTACCTCCGCAATACTTTGTTCAGGATTGTCCCCACATGCCATTCGTCCCATAATATAACCTATATGAATATTGCCAAGGATAAACTCAACAATTTCTTTCGGCATAGCATCTCTAGCAAAATCATAATAGGATACCGATAGATGCATAATTTCATCAGTAGCCATAAAGGTTTGTAGAGACAAGTCCTTTTCTAAATCTTCTAGAGAATGAATGTAAACACAGGCTCGTTCAAATAATGTTTTCCCTTCATCTGAACCCATACCCTAGACCTTTTTATTCTTAGTAGAATATACAGGAAACCCATCAACTATTTCTGATGTGTAATCCCTGAAAAGATTAGGCCAATTCTTGATTGCTATTTCAGCTACTTGAGAAAATACTAATCTAAGTTCCTCTTCCGCAGATGGGTCTGTACGCATTTCAATAACATGACGTAAGGTTCTCATGTTTGTACTCCAACCAATATTAGTAGCCAAACCAATTGGAGCAATTCGACGCATAGCCGATGTTAGTTCTTTCTTCTCTTGAAAGGAATCCAAGTGGTCTAAATCAAAAAGTTCTGCCATCTCTTTCTGCAAAGAAGACAATTCCTCAAACGTTTTAGTAAAGAGCGTCATAGCCTCTTCATTCTCTTGGATACACAAAGGCGCATAAAAGTCTAAATCAGTAAGTCGAACATACCTTAACGATTCTTGCGACATAGCCGTACCTACACGATGCCTAACTAACTCATGGGTAAATACCCGACTAACATCGCAGAAAAAGAAATTTGCTACGCCATGTTCCAAAACACTACCATCACCTTTGGCTATGATATTAGAAATGTACGCCTCATTAGAATTTCGTACCCTTGTGATATTTGGGTTTAGGGTAGTCCCAAAACTTTTATAGCAAGCCCTACCATACACCTCTGTTAGAGCCTCTATATCGGTAGATGCGTCTGTATCCCATTCAGATACACCTAGATGAGACAACAATGCATTTACACCATCGGCATTAAGTCTAGATTCCCCAACTAAAAACACTTTGGGTTTAACTTCACTCATATACCTTACCTTGAATACAAAATTTTCATGGGAAGTTTTAATGCTTGCGAAATAGGTAATGTCTTGTAACTTTCTAATAAAGCTGGAGATGGATTTCTTAACCCTCTCTCAACACCTTGAATTTGAGTACGAGAATATCCCGTATACGTTCCCATTTCATATTGAGTAAGTTGGGCTTGTTGCCTTAATGTTTTTAAATAATACCCTAGATTTTTAATCTCGCCCTCCCCTTCACAATAAGGGCAGATAATATGTGTATCAACCGATTTTTCGTTATGTAAAGACATGCTTTAAAACGTTAATATTTTACTAGCATAGCAAGATTCGTTACGCTCATGATACCGTCCCTCTCCATCTCCCGATTGAGATTCTTCTATGATGAAACTGGCACAAGCTCCACAGACATTACCATGCTCCGCACATTCATCATCTTCGCAACTATCAGGATTTTCGCATGTTCCTTCAAAGATATTCATTGAGCCACACCCATTTCCGCATGTCGAATTTTCCAAATATGTCGAATACTACATTCTCGTGAGCAATGTATATTCTTATATCCCCTACGTTTCTGAGCATTATATACAGACCTAGCCCAAGTTACATCTACATCACAATAACTGCATTTAAACGTTATGCTAGAACTTTTTTTCCTACATTCTGGAGAACAAAATTTACGAGCAGACTCTACTTTCATACTACAAACAGCACATACTTTCGGTGTTTTTCGGGCCTTAGTAGGCAACCCTTTCTTTTTAAGGATTTGTCTAACCCGCTCCCGTGTTACACCAACAGCTTTACCAATAGCATCTAAAGTCCATTCAGGATTTTCTTCTCTTAATGTAAAAACGCTTTGTTTGTTTACAACTCTGTCCATAATTTTCCCTCATATCCTAACCACCCCTTCAGCAAGATATACTTTAAATACTACCAAAGATGTATTCAAATGTCAAGACTACTTAAAGGGTATTTGATACAACCATGTAACAAGTTCCTTTTCGGATGTACCAAAAATTGTTTGGGACGGTGGGGAATCATATCCAAGTTGTAATGCATACTCATCATGACTAACTAATGTTCCATTCATGATTATCGGCATTCCATTAAAGTTTAGAACGTTAGCTGTATGGAAATGTCCTAAAACAGCAGCATCAAAATGTTCAATAAATCGCCAATGCTCCATCTTTTTTATAACACTACCAAATGGGAATCCACCATAACTTTTAATAGTATCCCCATGAGTTACCAAAAACCTATGGTTCATCACATCGGCTATGGAGAATGCCACCCTATTTATATGTGGTGGTCTATGGAAGAATATTCTTTCTTGATTACTCTTCAAATTCTCCATCAGATTGACACGTACTAAATCCCAATTAGAACCAGCCGAATATAACTTATCTAGATTTCCATGATTACCGGGAGCATCGTGCCAATGGACTTCATCAAAGATACCTAATAATTTATCTATCAACTCACCCATAACATTCGTTGATATAGCGAGTTGTTCTGGAATACCAAACTCAAAATCATTCATGCGTCCTTGCTGACCAACACGCTCACCATGCACATTGTCTCCAGCATCAAATACATGAATAATTCTTAGTGCTGAATCATTCCTATGCAACCTAACAATACTATCAATCGATTCATATAGTTGAGCCATTCTATCGGTATACACATTAGAATCAAACGTAGGTGTTCTTCTACCAATATGTAAGTCAGAGAGAATCAAACAAACACGTTCTTCAACACCATCATTACTGTCTAATTTTGGCGCAGAAACTCGTTCAGATGGAATCATAAGACGTTGAATCTTTTGTTCCATTGTTTCTTCGACAGTGGGTTCTTTAGAAGATTCAATAGGTGACTGTAATGGTTGAGAATTATCCAGAGCAGTTTTTATTAATCGGCCTTCGGGATTATCTCTTTTCATCCATGAATAAACAGTAGCTTTATTAAGTCCCATTGATTCAGAGGCTTGAGCAATACTTTTTCCCCCTAACATTTCCTTCACAATCAGATATGCTAGTTGAGTCTTTTCCTCTGACGTAAATAATCTTGGTTTATCCAATGAAGCACACTCCGAATTTTTAACAACTTATAAACCCCTTTGCTTGGATGTTTCTACCATAATTTTAGACATTCCCTTTGCTGAACATACTCTTGAACAATAATTTCGGCCTTTGTATCGTGGGTCATCTTCTTGTTTTATTACAACGGTTCTTCTCCGATAAAAGATTTGGCTACATGTATTACACACCAGTGCGGTATATAAATAGTGAAACAAACATTCTTGAGAACAAAACTTCTTTGAAATTTGTCCAACAATAGATTTTCCACATCCCTTACATGGATGGGATGAAATGATACGTTTAGTTTCTACCTGATAAACTGAACAAATTTGTCTAACCCGTTCCCCACTAATACCAAAAATCTCTCCGATTTTTCGGAGAGCCATCCTTGGGTTCCTCTGCTTGAATTCAATTATTTGAATAGATTGTACTTTCATTGGTCAAAGTGATTTTACGAATAATCACATTAGTTAATCAGAAAAATCAACTTTCGTCAAATATGTAGGTTTATCCTACTGTTGAGTCTTTTTCAATATTAAATATGGGAGGCAAAGTAGGTAAAGGTTTCTCAGGTATTTCATACAAAAAATTCACATCCTCAGTACTAATACCCAACTCAGTTAAAAGAGTGTATTGGAGAGTCATAGGCTTCAGATTTAAGGGGTTATCTCTCCACAAAACAAATTGGTCATGAACAGCACTTACAGTTTCTGCATTTTCAGTTGGTAGAGCGGTTAACATCATCTCTGTTAAATCACCAAAATACTGAATCCGATATAACTCTGCCTCTTTAATTTCCATCAACTCATCATAATAGATACTGTCTTCGGGTAGACTCCAATTTCGGATAGCATCTCCATAAACCATTAAAGCATATAAGGTCAACTTAGAGGCTACATAATTAATATGAAACCGACTCTCTTCTGGAGCAAGCATCGAACCATGTAGTCCGTAAATCTCACCAGTAGCCTGTAAAAACTGAATGTAGTGATTACCAGCATTGTTATATCGAGTTAATAAATCAGTAATTATTACACGTTCATCGGCTTTCTTTTGAAGTGTTGAAACAACTGACACTGACATAGTGGGTGTAGGTATCGGTGCTGGAGTTGAAGTATTCAGTGGTAATAACCCATCAAGGGAAGAAGGTTTTTCAACCTGAGAACACCCTATCGCTAACAAAACAAAACATAATACTAAACCAAGATTCCATCCCCATAATGCGCTTAAAATAATTCTCATAAACCCCTGCACGTACCGAAATTATACCTATGTTTATCGGATTTAACAAGCCATGTCCGATATAGCTATTGTAACTCCCTTCCTAACGCTTCTCTAATATCGGTTAATCCTACAGCTAAAGAGTCTATCGACTTATTGCCAGAAGAGAGACTACTATAAACTCTAGCCGTTAATGTACTAGCATCAGTCTGGAATTCAGTTTGCAATAACTGGTCAATGTCATTATACAATTGCCTCAAAAGTTTCTTGTGTTCATTTAGCTGTCTTCGCTGTTCTTTTATCATCTCACGCATCGTACCAAAAAGTGCATTTTGTTTGGATACAAGGTCATAATCCATTAACATTTTTCCTTTATGGGGTCTGTCCAATACGATACAAATCTCTGCTTCTCATCATAGATTTCAATCTCCCATAGACCGGGATTATAGGTATATTCAACTACCCTAAATTCCCATTCTTTAACATCCACACACGTAAGTTCTAATGAAATTTTATTGGCCTCTTGATAGCACATAAGTTTTGTCTTACCCTTCATGATTATTCTCCTACTCTCACTGATTCTTGCTATCCATTTATATTATTCTCGTCTTCATCTAGAACATACCACTCATGTTCAGAAAAATGCTCTTCAGCATAAGCATTAGCTTCATCGGCTGTTCCATAGAACGTGTCCAATGGGGGCCGATTAAAATCACCAGTTCCTTCATTCACTGTTGTTATTGTGTAAAGATAATTCATTTTCTTCTCCCTTAATTTCTCCTAAGATACTGGAAAACCCTCAGAATCTATATTAAGCATATTAATATCCCCAAAAGGTTCCTCAAATGAATCCTTGGATTCTAGGCCCATGCGAACTCTCTCAGATTCCTTTTCTTTCTCCCATTTTGCCTCTTGAGTGACACTTGGAAACCAAGTATCGCAAAATTGAGTGCGAACTAAATAACGTGCGCCAGTTTGAGGATTACGTTCTGTAATATATGAGAACCTTCCACAATAATAAGCGTTACCATCGGAGATATAGGGCATCGATGCCACTGGAAAGTGTTTTCCCTCTTCTCCACAAACTGGACAGGTATTCCTAGCCTTCATTTTCTCTTCCCCTAATTCTTACTGGTCAAGTAGTCGATTACATCGTCCAGCATGTTGACTTCCAAATCACCCTCTACTCCATCAAGGATAGCACCAACCACTTTCCGCTTTTTCTCAATAAGACTCCAGATGAAGTTATCGATGGTGTTCTTTCCAAGGATGTAGTAGCAGTTAACCGCATTCTTCTGAGTGTTCCGATGGAGTCGAGACTCCGCTTGGTCATGCGTGGCAGGATTCCAACCCAAGTCCACGAACAAGGCATTTGAACCAGCGGTTAAAGTTATTCCCTCACTTGCGCCTTTCAATGAGCAGATTACCAACTTCTCATCAGGGTCATTCTGGAATTTATTCTTAGCCTCATTCTTTTTCTTGGAATCATCCGAACCCAAGATATGAAGAGCATCGGGATATGTATCCAGTAACTCTTTCTGGACTGCCCTACTATCAGAGAACACTACCAGTTTCTCATCAGACTCTAGGAAATCTGCAATCCAGAGTTTGATGTTGTTCATCTTCCCCCGAACACAAGCATCTTTCAGAACGTTGATACGTACCAGATGTTCCGCACGAGAAGCACGTTCCGCACTTGCCATGCCCTTGTTTTCTATCAGCCATTCAATCAAATCCTCTTCAATCCGATTGTACTCTGAACGATTATCAATGTTGCTTGGAACCACTGAAATAGTGCGGTCTGGCAAATCAGGTAGAGCCTCTGCTTTAGTAATCCGATTGTAGACCGTGGCAGTCAGTTTGGCGTGTAACTCTTCCAAGTTACTTGCACCACTGTAATCGGTTCCCCACCGGGAAACTTTCGGGTCACAGTACCTACCGATGAATTTTTTGATTCCACCGAAATGGTTGATTCCATTCATAGCTTGTAGTTGAGTCACCAACTCAACAGGCTTGTTCATGACCGGGGTTCCTGACAGCAGGAACACGTAGGGAATCTCACGAACAATCTTTAATGCGCTAGATGTGCGCTTCGCATTACGAGTCTTGATTTTGTGAGACTCATCAAGAACTGCACCTTTGAATCCAGCGTGTTCAATCGGGCCAATGTGTTTGGTCAGAATGTCATAGTTGATGATGGTGAAATCGGTGTCACCATATTTCCCAAGTGCCTTGCCACCGTTCAAAACTTTGACCGTCTTGTTTGGCAACCACTTCTCGATTTCTTCGGCCCATGTGTATTTCATGCTGGCAGTTGTTACTATCAGTGCTGGATACGCATCAGCGGAGTGAATCGCTACCAAGCTGGTGGGAGTCTTCCCGGTTCCCATGTCCCATCCCAACATGGCTTTCTCTTTTTCAACTAACCATTTTGCACCCTCTTTTTGGAAGGGGTACAAATCCATCGCAACCCCATCCTCATTTAAAGAAGGTGCATCAGCTTTTTTTACTGAGAGAACAGCCTTGGAAGCTTCCCGAACTTCATCAGTTGCCTCAAAGGTAAACTCTCTGGCAATCTCGATGAAGCGGAGAATCGAGTCCCGGCTTACCTTGGAGAAGTGCCAGACCTTATCCGATGGATTCCACCGTGAGCCGGGAATGGACTTCACACTAGCAACCACCGCAGGGTCATAGGGGAACCGTAGAACGAAATTCCCACCGATAACTTCCACAGTGCGCTTGGCATCAACTCTCGTAGCTGTGGTACGAGCAGTCTTGTGAGCCTCAATATCCCCATCGGTGAAATCAGGAGTGGGGATAGAATCAAAGTCGATTCCCAAACCAGCCAGTTGGCCCCGGTACTTCCGAACCATCTTGTAGGTGGCCCGAACCATTTTAGGAGTCCAGCGGTCAAAGGGCTTATCCGCTAGTGAGTGACCAAATCCAGCATCAACACCATTGAACCCTGTCCCATCATTGGTGCTGGCGTAGTCACATACTTCAGAGAGTGCGCTTACCGCATCGTGAAGAACTGACCACTTGGAAAGGTCGATGATTCCTGCTTCTACTGCTACGCTCATTCAACTCACCTCTTTTTTTGTTCCACAGACATTGTATCATGAATAACTTAATCTTGTCAAGTCCCTACATGTTATATAACGATGTTAAATCGTCTGTGGTTACATCACCAAAAATTCCTTTCTTTCTCTTTAGTCTTAACTTCTGTATAAGCCTGTTCCATAGCCTTTTCCTTGGCTTCCTTTTCTTCCCGGTTCTTTCTAAGTTTTTCAACGTGTTCAAGCCATGCATTTCTACTCTCCCTAATCTTTTCTCGTAGATGGTCTGGAATCAATGGGCTATCGGGATTAAGACTAGAAAACATAGAGCCAAAACCCATTTCTTCATCCTCATTAAACACATCTGGAAAAACCGCTACGCTATTATTTGCATCCCCATCCCACAAAACATTCAATCCCTCTTCCTTGAGAGCATTATAAAGAGCATACCCAATTTCTTCAGAACTCATACCATCATCTGAATGAGTTAACTCATCATCCAAATCTTTTGTACCAGTGTAGTAAATGTTAAGGGTACGATTGTAACCATAGTTACGTCCAAATGCCCTCTCTTCAGTTTGCTGATGCCAAAACGCATATCCCTTCCATTTAGGTGTTCCACTCTTCAACCTAGTTTCCATTCGCCCTTCTAAATCAGAGCCACCACATGATTGGCAACACCAATGATTAGCCCTAGCTAGAATCTTATCCTTTCGTAGTGCTTTGAATGCCCTCAGAACAGCGTTCCTATCGATGTACTCGCTTCGTGTAGCATTGTAAGTGTTCGTAACCATATTCCTATACCTCTCTTCTAAGTGTACCTACTATACTACACTAATATTCAAAGAATGTCAATATCAATAAGCAAAAAAATTTTGAGCTTTTAACTACTCAATTGTTTCGGCTCGTTCTTTCCTGCGCTTCTCCCGTAATGCATCCATTTCACATGGCCCACAAAGATTTTGTACTCTTCGCCTAGTTTGCTTCCTATTACATTTTGTACATCTTTTCCACGAATCTTTAGCCATTTATAAATCCCCAATATCATCCAAATCTTTGACAGCCACGTTATACATGTTGGCTTTAACTTTAAATCGATTACTGGGGTCTATATCACCCACCCTATAAAATCTCGCTATCCTAAAATAGTCTTCCCTTTCCTTTTGTCCCAATATCCAAATATTGCGTAGATGTTTATACCTTAAAACTTTATTTTGGTCTGGAAAACTGAAATCAAATTGTAAACTAACAAACACATATGAATCGGGTTGTTGATGAATACTTGTTTCAGCTATAGATGCATCATAATCAGAACGGGGAGCAACAGTTCTTCGTTTAGTTTTTACCTCTAGAGTTTTATCTCTCTTTGAATCTCGTATAAGATGACGCACCGAATTCTTCTTCAATACTTGGTCATGATTGAAACTATCTGAAATAATCTCAGACCCTAAATAAGAAGCTACTGCTTCTTCCCCCAAATATCCAGCAATATTTCCCACACCACCTGTAATAGAATTATTTAATTTCCCTAATTTTTCAGCTTTAATGATAGCTGACTCAATCATTTCTTTCGTACAAGGTATGCGTCTAATCATCTTCTTCGTCTTCCTCAATATCATCATCTTCTATCCCATCATTATCGGGATTGAAAACAGAATTTGCTATCGCTGTACACAATGCTAAATCTATTGATTCACCCTCACCATGATACTCACCACCCCAATACGTATACACTGTAACATATCGGAATCCTTTAACAGTTCGACTAATCGAAACATCTAAATTATCAATTACATCCAATAATGAAATCACTGTTTTTGGGACATATCCCAAATCACAACAAGTAGAACAAACTGAAGATTCGTGCTTTGGGCAGTCTTCCCTAAACCCTATGAATTCTTCGGCTAGTTTCCACCTAAGTTGGTCTACCGTTTCCATACCATATTCCTGCACTATTCCGATTCTAAAATTTTCATGCTAAGTGCGCCCAGTAACGTAATACACCCAGTTGCAATATCAGTCATCCCAGTAGAAATAGAATAAAAGGCGATACCGCCTAATATCACCATTCCCAAAAAGATTTGTGGACGTAGCTTATTTCTCATCCACAGGATTGCCATCCTCATCGACCATCATAAGGATGTCTGTATAAAACTGTTTCATAATATCGTGACGTTCTTGTTCATTCATAGAAACGTCCCAATCATCATCTTCAGATTTCTCCAGCCATTCATTTAGATGTCCTAACGATGTATCCATAGTATCTCCTTTTTTAGTGAGCAATTCTTCTAATTCGTATCCCTGTCGAGAAACTTCTGCCCACTCTTCCGCTTCAGCAGCCCCCGGCATCGCTACAAAATAATCACATACATATTCGGGGTCTACAATCATATGTAATTTAGTACACCACCCACCATCAGCAAAAAATTCACAGGTATGACATTCAACAGCTTCCTTTTCTGCTGGACGATAATTTGATTCATCAAGAATCGCAAGATTTTCATCGGAAGTTTCTTCTGATACATTCAATTTATCAAGTACATTCATAAAATGGTTTATAGTGTAATCAAAATCATCCTCTAAATCCTCATCTATCAAAACACTAATTTCACCTACAAGATGATGGGAATCAGTAATCATTCTAGACATGTTTTCTACATCATCTTCAGTAGCACTGTCAGCCTCAATAACCTCTTTTTCTAAACCTAAAAAGTCATCAGTAAGTTTTACTGCTTCAAGAATTTTTTCTTGTATATCTATCTCTTCATAGTCACAAAGTTTAGAAAAGGCTTCTACTGATTTTGGACAAATATCAAAATTCTGAGTATGGTAACCATAACAATCTATCTGGTCATTAGATTCTAATCCATCCTCAGAAATTGATTCAAGATGGTCTGAAACATCTTCTAAAATAGACGTATCAATATCTTGAAGATTCAGTCCTTCTTTCTCAACAGAAGTAAAGTCAGCTTTTAATAAAGGCGTACACTTAAAATAGGGGCCAGATTCCACAACAATTGGAATCTCATCACTGATAAATTTTCGTAATTCTAAAGATACAGCATCAGTTATCGAATTCGACCTATCCGCACAAATAATAACTTTGCTCTTATCATCAGTTATTACTGCGCCCCACTCATGAGTATTAATACTACTAAAAGATGGTAGCTCTTCCTTAAAAACAGGAATGCAACTGCCATCCGCACAAGACTTAGTTGCTGCATCCTCACTTTTAAGAATATTGAAAAAGGCTCCCTGATTCACCCCCTTTTCACATAAAGTAACTTCCACCAAATCCATCTTATCAACTTGCATGAAAGTTTGAATGCCTTTACTTACCTGTTTAGTTTCTGTAGCATTTCCAGCTATTGAATAGCTTTGTATGTTCCCCTTATGAATTTCATCGGCGGTTCGTTTTGCAATACTAATATCATCTCTCAATTCAGAGATGAGCCACAAACCATTATCATCAACACCAGATTTGAAAACTTCCCCATTAGGAGAAATATATGCTTTCAAAGGCCAACCAATTTGCACATCAGAATGGAATAATTGAATGTTTTGAAGACGTATATTTTCCATAAATCGGGAAAATGCTTCAGCCAATGCCTCACTAGTAATCAAATGCCCTTCAGAGTCTATCATTTCAACAGACGCTGGCCCTCCAACAACAAGGGGGTCTGCTTCAGCATCAAATAAACCTTTGATTTCGGCCTTACGATAATACTTACTATCTGACCCGTAATATCGAGCCAACGTAAGCAATTCGGCTGGAGAAGCTAAATCTGCTTTATCAAGTTTCTCATAGGTTTCAATAGCCTCAGATATATCCTCCTTTGTAGTACGTCCAACTTGAGGAATATCCTCAATATCAATACTTTTCCGTAGAAAAGTCATTTTGGACTCATTCACTAAAGGGGAATAATATCCACGATTAGCCTTCCTAACTTCATTCTCTTTCTCAAGTCCCGAAAGAGTATCTAAATTCTCTTTAAATACAGGCCATTGTGCGCCGGGATAAATCTCTTGCAATGTAGAATCACCATTTTGGTGAATCTCATGAGCAACAGCATCAATAGCAATCGATTGTTTAACAAGGCTTGGTCGAGTATTTTCAAACCACTTCTGAAGGTTATGACCTTCAGGAAGTCTAAACATTAAATCATAATAAAGTTTTTCAATATCGTCTTGATGAGCAACTTGTTTTGCTATATTACGATACGTTTTAAGAAAAAAATACGGGTTTGACATTCAGCACCAACATAATAATTATCCAAACTTAAACTTCTGAACATTTCTACACTTTGGACACTGAACTACAATACCCATTGGGACTTCTCTTAACTGGCTCCACGTTGAAACATGACTGCGATTATTACATCTATGACATGTTACATACATAGAAACTACTCTTGGTCATAATCCTTAAAATAGAACAACAACTCATTTCGTGTTCCATAGATAACATCATTCAATCGTTTTTTAACCGCTGTATATTGAGCCTCAACTGGAAATGCAATTTCCAAAAGATTATAAAGGTCACCAGCGCAATTACCAAACTTCTCCATAATATGAAGTTGTGCAGCATTAGCGTTCTGACTCACATCTCTCTCTGAATTATTTCTCTGTTGTTGCATTATATTCCTCCCTCTAGAGTTGTTCTAACTTTTTTAGATGATATTCCATATCCGTAGGAAGAGACATTATCCCTTGCATTACAGCCCTACTAAGAAAAAATTGACCTTTAGTAGCGTTTTGAGCCGATAGAACTCGATAAATCTTCTTTTGACTTTGACCTTTCCCATCTTTCGGTCTAAATCCAATCAATCGAGAATTTTCGTAGTGTTTACTATGTGCTTGTACAGTATGAGGATTTACAAACGTACCATCTTTTCGCAGATAACCCCTACGTTTATGACTCCTTGTACGAACATCTTGAGTTCCAGACCAAGGTTTCCCTTGAGTTCCAAACTCAACCTCCGCAGCATAATCGGCTCTATATCTAATTGAAGCCCCATTATGAAGTGGCTCTACGCCACCGCTTTGCTTTAAAAATCCCGTATTAACGGGAACAAAACAACCTTCTGTATTTTGAGAAATATCAAAAATACGTTCAGCATTTCGTTTAATTCCCTTCACAATTGCATCCATTATAAGTGTATTTATATCTGCCATTTACAAAGTTCCTAACAATAATTCATTAACTTTATCTAATTTTTGCGATTCTTCATCAGTCAATCCAAAAGGCTTTAACTGTATGTCCATTCTATAATCTAACAATTCTAAAATATCTGCTATTTGGTCTATCGTTATATTTCCCTTTCCATTTTCTAGACTAGAGATATACGGTTGTGTAACATCTAGTAATTTAGCCAATTGCCATTGATTCAAATTTCTAGTTTTTCTAGCGTCAGAAAGTATCTTACCAATTACAATTCTTATATCATACATATCATAAAACCGAATATACGAGTTGCATTATAGCATACCGATACTATTTGCAATACTAATCAACTGGATTATCATCATATCTTAATTTCAATTTAGCTAATAAACACATAGCTTTTGTCCATGCCAATGGAGTGTTAGAATTAGGCTCTTTTTCTAAGCCCACAAAACTTTCTGGATAGTTTTTCTCTTCCAATAATTTAATCGGTTTCCAATCTTTGGGGTCTTCTTCAACAGGATATAACCCAATCTGATTTACACATAACAACATATGCGGAGAAGTCATCCCCCATTCAGCTATTTCTCCACCACGTAAATAATAGGGGTCATTTG